AAGAACTTCTTGTTTGAGATGAAGGGGAATGATCGTAGAGGAGATGTGGAAGGATTCTTTAAATGAGAAATGAGAAAATAGTAAAGGAGATTAAGAGACTCCGAAATTTAAATTATACTTGGAAGCAAGTCAGAGAGACTCTCTTTGATGAGAGTAATGCTCCTGTAGTCTCAACTCTTCAAAACTGGGTCAAAGGATATAAGTCTCCTCCTCCAATCAGGCATCAGGCGTTTAAGATCCTTCCACAGTATGAAGATGATGTCAGAGAAGTATTTATCCGACAGCTCCGATCTATGGGATATACTTCCCAAGAAATCAAGAAAGAACTTAAGATGCTTCTCCCGAAATAACAAACGGCCAATCCTGGAGAGAAGAACAGGATTGACCGAATGCTAGAAAGGAATAGATCACCTCCAAAACAAGGAGTGAGATGAACAAAAGGAGACTATCATTCAATATCGTTCAAGTCAATCAAGTTGATCTCCACTTGATTCTCCTTTAGATACTCTTGTCCTCTTCGATCATACTTGGAAGATATGGGGAAGAAGACTTCCTTTATTCCCGAATGATGAATCAATTTAGCGCACACCATACAAGGCGCGGTCGTAATGACTAGAGAGCATTGATCAACGGAGATTCCCTTCTTAACTGCATTCATCAAAGCATTAGCCTCCGCATGATGACAGCCAATCTCAATATGAGTTCCGCTCTCAATCTTTAAGTCGTTCCTCTCACATCGATCTCCTTTGCAGAGTGATCCAGCGGCTCCTCTTGGTGGTCCATTGAATCCCATTGAGATCGGATTGTTTGATTGGTCAATGATGATCGCTCCCACATTTCCTCTACAACATGGAGATCGATCTGATAAAAGGAGAGCATGATAATACCAGTGTCTAGAAAACTCAGACTTCATTAATCAACTCCATGATCTCTTTGATTCCATCCAGTCCAAATAGAATCGATTGAACTTCCTTCGCATAATCTTGAATCTCCACTTGAGAATGCGAATCCATCCGAAGATCCAAGAAATGGAGGAGAGCTTGGAAAGATACAGTCCAATAACATTCCGAGTATAGAGACAAAGGAAGGATCATCCGAGCTTGTTCTTTGCATACTCCAATCTCAATCAATTCTTTGTAAAGATCGTGACATTGATCAAGGACTCCAAGATACTTCCGAGAGATGATCTCATTCTCATCCGATTCAAAAGGAGAGCCGCTTCCCTGTTTAACCGATCCGCTCGGTTTGGATCTCCACTCTTCAGGACAAAAGAACTCATAATCAAATTGAACATATCTTCCCGAGATCTCATTCCAAGAACATCCGACTTGATGTTTCATCCATTGACGGAGGACAAAGATTGGAGCTTTGATATGAAAAGTAAAATGAATATGTCGAAAAGGAGAAGTATGTTTATTCTCCCAAAGATATCGGATCAACTTAAGATCCTTCTCTTCGATCTTCTCAATCTTCTTTCCAAATGATACCCGAGCCGCGTTGACAATCTCTTCAGCTCCTCCGCTTTGATTAACTAGTTTGACAAAGCCTATCTCTTCTCCATGCTCTGGATTGTCTCGACAGCTGTCAACCGTTCTCTCATTCTGTTTACTTCCGTCCATATCTCAATACGTCCTTCTTTACATGACTCAGATTGAGTCTCAAGGTTTTTTTGGAGAAGGTCGATCGCTTTGGATAGTCGCTCAATTTGTTCAACTGTCTTTCCAAAGGTTCGCGCTCCGTAAAAGATAAAGGAGCCAATCGCTCCAAGTAGTCCGATCATGTTCCAAATAGATGAAAAGTCAATACTCATTTTAATTCTCCTTAATTTAGTATCTCTTTTATTATATTACTTCCATCCATTGACTCAAGACTCTTTTAAGCCTATAATCTAATATGATATTATATGACATAAAGGAAGGTGGAAGAATATGTCTAGTAAAGATATATGTTTAAGAGTTCCGATCAAGATGCTTGATGAATTGAATCAGATCTCTAAAAATGAAAATAGATCCCGCGCTCGTGTAATGCGCGAAATGTTAGAACGTGGCATTAAAGAAAGGAAAACAAATGGGAGTTAATAATTTATCAATCATTGGGAATCTTGGAGCGGATCCAGAGAGCGTCGGATCTTACGACAAAACAATCGTAAAGTTCTCGGTCGGAGTCAATGAAGCAATCAAAGGAGAGAAGAAGACGACTTGGTTTAGATGTGTATCCTTTGCGGCCAAAGCTGAATATCTTCTCAGATCATGCAAGAAGGGAACTCAAGTTTATATTGAGGGTCCTCATCGATCGGAAGAGTATGAAGGGAAGACACGATGGACTTTATACGTAAACAAGGTAATCGTCCTGAGTGATCGAAAGGATTCTCCTCATGTCTAAGAAGAAGAAGTCAGAACGACAGCTCCACATCGAAGCAATTGATCTATGGTTAAGAATTGGGATTGAAGTCTTGAGAGATATTCCCGAAGTGTATGAGGAAGTTGAACAACATCTTAATCGGAAGATTGAAGAGATTATCTTCGCCGATCTGGAGGAGTCCAAATAATGAAACTTAAAATAAAAAAAAGAGAAGTTCCTTTGACCTTTGTCGGAACATACACAAGACAAGAGACTCCTGTTTTAACTCTGAGAGCGATGAACGGATTCAAAGCTAATGACTTAATAACTGATCGATTCCGCTCTTGGGATAAACTCTTGAAACTCTCCGAGGAAGAAGTGGAGAAGTATTATCAAGATGACATCGGAGCGGCCTATCTTTTCAATTATGTGATTAGAGGATATTTAGAAGAAGTTATAGATAATCACTCCACTCTATATTCTTTTAATTCAGTTGAGAGTACAGTCATTGATTGTCTTGAATCGGGACACTATCTATCATTTTGTCCTAAAAGTGTAATTCATAGAGTTTTAGGAGATTCAAAAGATCCAGACTATAAGATCACTAATTTAATGATTCACGGACTTTCTAAGTTATTAGAGGACAATATAATATTAAGTTATTCTGACGACCTCTCTCATCCGAAAGCAATCAATCATTGGAGTCTATTTCTAACATGAGTAAAGAAGAATCAAACTTAGAAGGATTGGCCGCGAGAGAGCTCTTTTTAGAAACTCTTAATGACAAGGATAAAAGCAATACGCGCGCAAAGAACACAAAGTATACAGCGATCCTAGCTCATCAAATATGTGAACACGTATCGAAGGGCATCCCAATGAGACAAGCCGCTCAAACTTTAGGGATCTCTGAATCCACCTTCCATCGGTGGAGAAGAGAGAAGGAGGAGTTTGCAGAGATGATTGATCAAGCGATTGGAGTGAGTGAGTCTCGCCTTATTACTGAGATCTCAGTGAATGAGGATTGGAGAGCAAAGGCTTGGATCTTGGAGAGACGCTTTCCCGAGCGATGGAGCAAGAGAGAACAAATCGATATGAATGTCTCCAAGTCGGAAGGACTTGAGGAGATCAAGTTGATGATGAAACAAACGGATCATTTACTCGGAATTAATAAAGGCGAGGACGGAACAAACGAAGATCCAAATCAAGACGAAGATTAATTCATAGTCAGACATGATATAAACCAAGAGAGATAGTAATATCTCCTTAATACTATAAGCAGACAGGAAAGCAAATGAATCATCATGCAGGCCGCGGATATCGGTTTGAGATGGAAGTCCTCGGAGCCTTCAAAGCGTCGGAATTGTATGTCTCTAATCAAGAAGAAATGAGGATGATCGCAGGAGAGCGCGGGTATTGCGATGGATGGATTGAGGAGAAAGATCCAAGCTTTGAAAAGCCGCTTAAGCTTTGCGAGATTGAAGTGAAGTTGAGGAGTAGTCTTGGGAAGGAGCCGAAGGAAGTTCTTATTGAGACACTAAGCGAACGATCAACGAAGTCCTTCCTTCAACACGCTCTCCATAAAGACCGATCAAATCGAAGGAGGATCATCGTACATGGATTTACTATGACTCTGGAGGATCAAAAGTCGGAAGGGATTTCAAACTATGATCAATATGGATGCATAGGAGTTGTGTATCTCCATAAACAATGGAATCGATTTGGAGAGTTTCACTTCCGACAAGCTATCCGTTTTTATGATGACTTCCATTCCTTCAATAAAGATCTTTATCAATCGATTGATCTGGATGATTACTTCGATCGATTGTATGGAGATCAATCCATCCAACCATATCTTGACATGATCAATCAAAATCGACTCCATGAATTGATTTCTTGTATCTCCTTAAAGTTGAGTGATCACATAGAGCAATACTCGACGACTCAAGAGCTGCTCTTCCTCAAGATCCTCAATCATCAAGTATCGATCGGATATGATGTTCCTTTTAAGGGATTAGCTCCAATCCTTAAAAAGCCGAATGCTTACTCATACCTTCAACCTTTTGTTAAGAATAATTGGATCTTGAGGAATGGGAGAAACTACAAGATCGACTTTGAGGCAATCATTAGAGATCTCTTTGTAAGCAAGATAAAAGTCAATACAGCGGACATCCTCCAAAGGATAGGACTCGACTTTAAAGAAACGATTTAGGAGGAGCTATGGATTTACAACTTAACGAGCTACAGCAAAACATAGTCGCAAGGATAAGGAGGAGAGATAGAGTGATCTCCGCGCGATGTGGATGGGGATCGGGAAAGACGAGCGGACTTGTCTTTGCTCTTTGGTTTATCAGTCGGATTAGAGCGGGAACTTCCTCTCTCCTCATAACCGATACTTCTCCGAGATATAGATCCGTACTTGGTCCCGAGTTGCAAAAGTGGTTAGGTCCGCTTGGATGGACTTTTAATTCTTTGGAGATGAAGTGGAGTTGTCCTATAACAGGATCCTCAATATGGTGTCGATCTTACTTCCGACCTGGAACAAGAGAGGCAACTCACAATCCACTTGAGGGATTGAACATCACAAGTGGAGTCGCGTTGATCGATGAATGTCAAACATTCCGATCGGATGAAGTTGCTCAGAAAGCTTTAGGTCGTCTTCGCGCGGGTCCATCTCCAATCCTCATCCTCGTCGGACTTCCTGTTTCCGATGCTTGGTGGTGTCACTTAGCAGAGAAAGCGGGATACAATCCTTTACTCTTCACTTCCTATGTAAATCAATCCAACCTTTCGGATGATTGGTTTGAGGCTACTAAGCTCCTTCCCGAAGAAGAGCGGCTCGCGATGGTGATGAATCAACCGAGACCTCCAAGCGGATTGATATACAACGAATGGACGGAGAATCATGTAATCGATGGATTCAAGTACAAGGAGGAGATGACAGGAAGGATCGCTATAGATTGGGGATTCAGAAAACCGAGTGTCCTGATAATGGTCTATGATGAGGAGAGAGAGGCAACTGTAATTCTCCATGAAATAAATCCTCAAGAAGTCACGATCTCTCAACTCTCCAAGCTTATCCTTTCAATCGCGTGGCCTCGTAAATAAAAGGAGTCTTCTCCAGGTCCTCGGATATGGTTGGATAGTGGAATCGCAGATAAAGCGGGAACCGCTCGGAATGATCAAACGGGAAGGACAGCATTTAGAGAGATAATGAAAGCTCCCGATCATGGAGGGATTGGGCTTCCTCTTCGATATACGACCGATCCCGTTTTGACGAACGTCCTTAATGGAGTTCAAAAGTTAAAGCGCGCCTTCGCTCGTCGCAAGTATCTTTGTACAAGAGAGGTATGGACGAGAGGAGAGAGAGCGGTTGGAAACTCATTTAGAAAAGCAATCCTCTCATATGGATGGAGTCCGACAAAGGACGAGCCTAAGAAGGATGGAAGAGAGGATCCTTTGGACGCTCTTCGATACGATTGCATCATCCATTACTGGAGTGATCTCTCCACTCCTTCATACTCTCCAAAATCCCGAGCTAAGAAGTCAGAGAGACGAACTCGGAGGATTGGACGAAAGGAATCATTTTGAATCATTTGTATTTTATCCAAGATGAAGAATCTAAGGATATTAAAATCGGAAGGACAAAAGATATAAACCAAAGGATCCGACAAATTAGAGGAGGATCAAATCGGTCCTATAGTCTTTTATATGGATTTAAAAATTGTGGACATTTAGAGAGGGAGCTTCACTTGCTTCTCCATAAATATCACATTAAATATGAATGGTTTAAAGAGGAGTGTATTGAGGAGGCTTTAGAGCTACTTGGATCCTATGGACTTGACGATAAAGGATTAAGTCAGACTTGGGGAAAGGTATGTGATTTTGATCGATGGCTTAAGTCTTCCGATATAGAGTTGTATGAGGATATATCAGACTTTGTATTCATATCTTTATGCT